TCTGCTGAGCTCCAACAGGGCACTTCTACGTAATATCTGTCTTGTAGGGGCGGCCCTGGTGGCCGCCCTGCCGCGACAAATTCCGATCGGGCGATGCAGCACGAGGGCGCCCACAAGGGGCGCCCCTACATCGTTTTGTTTTCAAGGGGCGACCCTTGTGGTCGCACTCTGTCGGCAAGGACGAGTCCGTTTCATCCACCGGGGCCGGCCGAAAAGCCGGTACGAAACGCTCAAGCAAGACGTGGATGTCCGCGACAGGCGCGGGCATGACGACAGCGATAGCGGTTCGATCTTATCGGGACGTGCTGTAGACACCGTTACTCTGCGATGAGGCCAAACTAACTGACGTTGTGCGGCCCGGCCACCACCTGCGCGATCAATAACGCGCGCCTGGCCTGCGGCCAAATTGAACCGATATCGGAGGCAATGAACGCATGAACATGGCTGCCACTTTGCTTGCCCCGCCGTCGCCGCCGCTGGCGTCGGCAATCACCCATGACGTCACCATCGTCTCCACGCGCAAGCTGGCGCAGGCGCGGGTGCTCGGCGTGCCGCCGGAGGAATTCGGCATCGAGCGCGGCGCGCGCAATATCGCGGAGTGCAATTACTGTTTCCACGAGGTCGTCACCAAGACCGAAAGCCAGCTGATCGGCGAAGGCTTCGACGCCGAGCAAATCAAGTCGCTGACCGATTACACCGGCAATACCGAGATCGAGACGCTGGCGCGCGACACCGTGCAGGAGCATTTTTCCACCACCGCCGGCGGGGTCAACTCGGCGGCGCGGCTGGTCCGCATCACCGAGCATTATGTGCGGATGGACTACGAGGGCAATGGCCGCGCCTGCCTCTACCAGGTCATCACCGGCGGCGATCAGGGCGAGGTCCTGCGCAAGGATGGCAAGGATTGCGTGACGCCGTTCGACGCCATTCCGTTCGCGGCCACGACGCCGGTGCCGGTTACGCACCGCTTCTTCGGCCGCTCGATCGCCGATCTGGCGATGCCGCTGCAGCGCGAGAAGACCGCGCTCAAGCGCGGCGCGCTCGACAATCTCTATCTGCACAATAATCCGCGGGTGGAAGTCGCCGAGAGCAATGCCGGTCCCAACACGCTCGACGACCTCTTGGTATCGCGGCCGGGCGGCGTGGTCCGGACCAAGACGGCGGGCGGGCTGAACTGGCAGGTGGTGCCCGACATCACCGGCTCGATCTTCCCGATGCTGCAATATCTCGATGCCGAGCTCGAGACCCGCACCGGCCTCAGCAAGCAGAGCCAGGGCATCGACGCCGACGCGCTGCAGAACCAGTCCGCGACCGCGGTGGCGCAGGTGTTCTCGGCCTCGCAGTTGCGGGTCAAGCTCTTGGCGCGGATCATGGCGGAAGGGGTACGCGACATCTTCGCGCTGCTGCATGGCACGATCCGCAAGCACGGCCAGCAGCAACAGACCGTGCGGTTGCGCAATGCCTGGATCAATGTCGATCCGCGCAACTGGAAAACGCGTGACGACATGACCATCAATGTGGGCCTGGGCTCCGGCGGCAAGGCGCAGCAATTCGCGCAAACCATGGCGATCGCCAATGTGCAGAAGCAGCTCCTGGCCGGCGGCAAGAGCAATCTGGTCGGCGACCGCGAACTCTACAACACCGCGGCCGAATTGACCCGCATCATGGGGCACAAGAACCCGGATGCGTTTTTCAAGGACCCCGCGGCAACAGATCCGCGAACCGGCCAGTTGCTGAACCCGCCGCCGCCGCCCGCACCCGACCCGAAAACCGCCGCGTTGCAGGCCAAGGCGCAAGCTGATCAGGCGGTCGTCGCGCACAAGGCCCAACTCGATCAGCAGGCGGCACATAACGACGCGGTGCATCAGCAGGTCAAGGCGCAGACCGAAATCCAGATCGCGCGGCTGAAGGCGGACCTTGACGCCAAACTGGCTGTTGTCGATGCGCACCTGAAGGCCGCGCTCGCCGAACAATCCGCCCGCCACGCGCAGCAGCATGATGTGAAATTGGAGCCGCAGGCCGACGCAGACTTCATCGCATCGGTCCCCGGCGCGCGCAAGGCCAAAGACGGCCGGCATTATGTCAGCGATCCCGACCGCGCCGGCAAATACCTGATGGTGGTGCCCAATGGCTGATCCATATGACCTCGTCCCGGTCGATCATCAGCCGGAATTCGACCACGACCTGATCCCGGTCGACCATGATCCGTTTTCGGCGGCGCAGGCGCCAGACGCCAACGCGATGATCCAGCGGGCGCGGGCGCAGCTGGCGGGCCCGGATCTGCGCGACCCGGCCGCATTCGATCCGGCGACCTACGGACCGACGATCGATACTCCGGCTAATACGTTTTCGCCTGGGACGTCGTGGGCCAACAAGGCGGCGGATATCGGATCGAAACTGGCTTACGGCGCCATGACTGGAGTGGCCACGCTGCCGCAGCGCGCGATCGACGCCAGCGCGGCCGACGTGCAGCACCTCGGCGAGCCGGACTATCAGATGCAGTCGATCGGGCCGGCGGTAGAAGCGGCGATGCTACCGATGGGCACGCGGGCGCTTGCGGGGCTACCGGCAAGAGCGGGCGAGGCGTTTTCGGGTGGGCGCGCGCTGGAATCTCGCTCCAAAATGTTGTATGATCCCCCCGTGAAACCAGCACGTCCATTCGAGGCTGATTACCCCGGCGGAGGCATCGCAGATGACAGAGGAAGACTCCGATTCGACATCGACGGACGCGAATTGTCTGGGGCGCACATTAGCGGGCGTCGCGTGGTACGAGGAGGCGATGAAGCCATCTTACCGCAGGAATTTGCCGCAATCTCAGAGGGATCGATTGGCTCGCCTCATACGCCACATCCGGCGGGAGAACTTCCAAAAGGATCGGTCGGATTCTATCGAGAGGTCCGCGGAGCGGACGGACCCGAGCGATCAATAGGCTATCTCAATACTCTTCCACCACCGACGGCCGAGAAGGTCATATCTCACGAACTCGGCCACGCCTTCGATGAAATGTCCGGTCAGATACCGACCACCGGCCTCAACACAGAACTGCGTCAGCTCTACAATACCCTGAACACGGGCCAGGAGCGAACCACCAACCTGACGGGTCCGCAGCACCTGGGCTATGGCGACAAGGATGTTCCCCGCGAACTGATGGCCGAAGCCATTCGCGCCTATCTGACCAATCCGAATTACATCAAGACGGTTGCACCAAAGACGGCGGCGCGGATTCGGCAGTACGTCAATGCAAATCCGAGATTGAGCCGGACGATCCAGTTCAATGGTGTGGCATTGCCGCTCGCGACCGCAGCGGCCTATTCGCTGCATCCCGTCGACGCAGGTGCTGCGGCACTGCCGCCCGCTGCCTATTCGCTTCATCCGGTCGACCATGACCCTTTTGCCAATGACCCTTTTGCCGATACGGCGATGCCGCAAGCCGGCTACGCCCGCCGATTACTTGCGAGCCAAAACCTGCGCGACCCTGCGGCGTTCGATCCCGCAACCTACGCGCCGACCGACCCAAACGCGCTTCCGTCGCAACAGCAGATCGCCAGCCGGATGCCAGGCGTGACGCGAGGGCTATGGGATATGATCGCGGGCGCCGCGACATTGCCGCAACACGCGATCGAGAGTGCTCAGACCTTCAGCCAGACGGGCGAATACGATCCTGGCCCGATCCTCGATGCGGCCATGTTGCCGGTGGGGACGGGCGCGATTGCCCGGATGCCGGTAAGCGCAAGCGAGGCGCTTGAAGCTACGCGCGCACTGGAATCGCATTCCAAAATGTTGTATGATCCGCCCGTGAAACCAGCCCGTCCATTCGAGGCTGATTACCCCGGCGGAGGCATCGCAGATGACAGAGGAAGACTCCGATTCGACATCGACGGAGGCGAACTGTTTGGGGCGCACATTAGCGGGCGTCGCATGGTGGGAGGACCGGATGAAGCCATATCGCCAGCGCAATATGACGCAATCTCAGAGGGATCAATTGGCTCGACGCCTGAGGGCGTTGCGGCGAATTCGCTTCCACGGAATTCCGTCGGATTGTATCGTGAGATGCCAACGAGCACCGGAAGAGATCGATCAATAGAATATCTCAAAACCCTATCCCCGCCGACGGCCGATAAGGTCATATCTCACGAACTCGGCCACGCCTTCGACGAACTATCCGGTCAGATCCCGACAGCCGGGCTGAACACGGAACTGCGTCAGATCTACAATACCTTGAACACTGGCCGCGAGCGCACCACCAATCTGACGGGGCCGCAGCATCTGGGCTATGGCGGCGAGGAAGTTCCCCGCGAGTATATGGCCGAAGCCATTCGCGCCTATCTGACCAATCCGAATTACATCAAGACCGTTGCACCAAAGACGGCGGCGCGGATTCGGGAGTACGTCAATGCAAATCCGAGATTGAGCCGGACGATCCAGTTCAATGGTGTGGCATTGCCGCTCGCGACCGGGACGGCGCATTTATGCCCGTCGATCATGATCCGTTCGCAGAACAAGAAAGCCAATGGGTGATGAACTCAAGCTCATCAACTGAAGGCACAAGCCGCCGCCGCGCACAAGGCCCAGCTCGATCAGCAGGCGGCACAGAACGACGCGGTGCATCAGGGGCGGTGACCGTGCACGGCCACGATGCCGGGATGCGAGAGATTGACAAAACCGACGCAGGTGATCCCCATGACTGATGAAGGCAAACTCGAACAGGCTGCCGCGAAAGCGGTGCGGGCGCAGGACCTCCTGGAGAACGAACTCCTGAGCGACGCATTCAGGAGCCTGGAAGACACCTACACCGCGGCCTGGCGCGCCACCGTGATCGATGACGTCGCAGCGCGCGAAAAGCTGTTCCTCGCCATCAATATCGTCGGCAAGGTCCGCGATCACCTCGCCGCCATTGTCACCAACGGCAAGCTGGCGCAGGCCGAACTGAAGCAACTGGCGCAAACGGCTGAGCGGCGGAAACGGTTTGGGATTGTCTGATCGGGTTGGAGTCAGCGGCCCGTTTCGCGATCCCGGCCAGCGCCGTGTAGAGGTCAACCACGTCGTCCACAGTGACCGATGCCAGCGCGCTATCCGGGCGCTGCCTTTAATGCAAGCTTAGGCGGCATCGGACCAGAGCAACCCGCCAAGATGAGACCGCCGGGAACTTGTTCGGCGCGCTGCCCTTGGCGCGGCCACGATTCCGTTTAATTGAGAACAAGCTAATATAGGAGGCAAATAAACTATCAAATCATTCGGGCTTTGACGGGTGTTCTCGGCGGTTCGTATCTAGGCCGTTGCTGTCGCGTTGGTAAGCGGTAAATCTGAAATGGATCATGTCATCCCCCCACATCGACCTCAGAAAGGCCGTCTTGATTTTATCGACGGTCTCCGAGGTCTTGCCATTGTCTTTGTTCTGCTTTTTCACGCGTTTTCGCGTTGGCCGAAACTCTACGTCTACGGGAATAAATTCGTAGGAAACCCTCTGTTTGATACCAACAGGGCGGGCGTGAATCTGTTCTTCATCATTTCCGGCTTCGTCATCCTGATGACGCTGCGCAAAAGCAGAAGCCTGTCCGATTTCCTGGTCCGCCGCTGGTACAGATTATTCCCCGCCATGTTGGTGTGTTCTGTTCTGATTCTGGCAACCTCCGGGCTGTTCCCCGAGCGTCCGCGCGGAGAGATTGGGTTCTGGGATATGCTGCCCGGGCTTACCTTCATTGGAGACGGGATCGGATCGCATCATGTGTGGGACGCCCTGGCCGGCTATATCGGAACGCCCGTCAGCAGTATCGAAGAGGCGTTCTGGTCGCTTTATGTGGAAGTTCGGTTCTATCTTGTGTTCGGCGCGGCTTACTTCCTGTTGGGCGAGTCTGCCGGCATCGGCCTGGTCCTTTTCCTGTTCCTCCTAAGCGTATTGTCGTCGGACAAATTTCTAAGTCTGAAGTTCGGCTCGTCGAACGTCGGCTTGTATATGGTTGCCCGGTTGCACCAATTCGTCGCCCAGGCCGGCGTCGCGGACATATCGGAATTCCTGACGTCAAAAACGTACGGGTTCTTCGCGGCAGGCGCCTTGTTCTTCAGATTTTATACCACGCAGAGGATGGGCTATTTTTGGTTGGCCCTGGCCGCGGGCCTGTTGTCGAGCTTCAGCGTTTCGAAGGCGGTCGGAGCCAATATTGGCCTGACGCTCTTGTTCGGCTGCGCGATGTTCTTCGATCGGCTCAAGCCTGTGCTCGGAAACAGGGTGTTGGTGTTCATAGGCTTCATCAGCTATCCCCTGTATCTCCTGAATGCGAACATGATGGTGGCCATGATCGTCAAGATCGGCAAGGCGTTCCCGGATATGCCGGCGCTGCTCATCCCCGTCTTGCCGATGGTTGTCGTGTGCGGCTTGGCATGGGTTGTTGCGAAATTTATCGAGCCCGCGACCAAGGCGTTTCTGCAGCTGCGCTTCAAGCCGGCGGTCGATCTCCCGACGACTGGATAGAGTAGCGTTGTCGCCGCGGCATCGCGCGCCGGTTATGTGGCCGCGATGTGGATCAAGCGCCATTGGTGGAGTTGCGCGACGTTCGACAGGAAGACTTTCCGCGGTGTTTGCTCTCCTGCCAGAGCTTGACACGTCGGGCAAATCACCGGCATAAGTTCATCATCGAAAGAATTGAGCCCGCGCCGTGAAACCGGACGCGGGCTTTTTGCATCGGTCGGTGGGTGCTCTGCCACCGACGAGAGCACCGACATTTAACCCAACTTGCGCAGAATACGCGGCGTTGCCGAGTATTGACACGTCGGGCAAATCACCGGCATAACTTCATCATCGCAAGAATAAAGCCCGCGCCGGCAACGGTCGCGGGTTTTGTCTTTGCCGGGTACGCTGAGTGACAGCGACCGCGGCCAACCGAATTGGCGAACAGCCAACACCGACCCTGTAACCAACAGGCGCCCGGTTAAGACAAGGGCAGGCCGAACCGGAAGCAAGCTTCCGCGCCATCGGACACCCGGGTCTCCACCAACTCAGAATCCATCCAGACCCTCGCCGCGGGAGCGCGCAAGCGAGCGCGCCCCGCGCGGCGGCGGTTTTAAACCTCAGGAAAGCAACAGACATGGCAATACCCGCTTCAACCTTTGCCACCTACCAGGCGGTTGGCAACCGCGAAGACCTTTCGGATTAAGGTAGGGTCCGGGAGGCTTTCCCGGTACACTACACCAGTCCCTCGATCTCCGAAGGCTGGCGGCCTAAATGGCGAAGTTCGCTGAAATAGCAAAGGAAGAGTTGGAAGAACTATACAAGTGGCACTCCACAGCAGGGATTGCTGCAAGGTATGGTGTTAATCCCGAGACGGTTCGGCAGCGGCTTGTCAAGTTCGGGATTGCTCGACGCAAGAAAGGTGGAAGGCGCGATTTCGATCCGCTCGCCAAGGATTTGGCTGAACTTTATCAGTCAATGAGCATGGCGCAGATAGCCCAAAAATTCAGCGTCGGAGAAACGGTTGTCTGGAAGCGCTTGCATGAGCACGGCATTGAGCTGCGCGATTTCAAGAACCACAGACTGAAACCGGGTCGCATCTTCTCGCAAGAGCATCGCAAAAATCTCAGTCAATCTATGCGGGGTAAGGTTGGCCCGCTAAATCGTAACTGGAAGGGTGGAAAAGCCACCAAAATCTTCAATTGCGTGGATCGATTGAATATCGCGAATGGAAAAGATCGGCACTTAATCTTCGCGGCAACAAATGCCAAGAATGCGGTAGAGAAAATGGATGGGAATGTGACTGCTGCGGCATTCGCGTTGTCCTCCATGTTCATCATGTCGTGTCTTTCGCAAAAGTGCCGGAACGGAGATTTGATCCAACTAACAGCGAAGTACTTTGCCCTAAATGCCACCACCGAAGGCATCGAAGCAAACCGCGTGAATTGCTGGAAAGTCCTTAGAGCCCAAACACCACAACGTAGCTGGTAACGGCAAGCGTGATGGTCAAAAAGTCTGGGATTGGATAATCAGCAGCCAAGCGCCGCAGGAATGCGGTGAAGGTCCAACGACTAGCAATATCTCCAGACCGGAGAGAACGCCACGAGCGCGCGGCACCCATTTGTAAAAATGGGTGATGATATAGTCTGGGCTTCATTGAAAAATGAAGAAGTTGGGATAAAGAGCCCAACGATAACACAACCGATGATCTACCGGATCGACCCCGTCGACACCCCCTTCGTCAGCGGCGTCGAGAAAGAGAAGGCGTCCGCCGTCAATCACGAATGGCAGACCCAGGCGCTGGCGCCGGCATCCGCGGCGAATGCGCAGCTTGAAGGCGACGACCCCACCACGACCGCGACTACGCCCACGGTGCGGCTCGGCAACCTCTGCCAGATCTCCTACAAGGTGGCGCGGGTGTCGGGGACGCAGCAGGCGGTCGATCACGCCGGCCGCGACAATGAGCTGGCTTACCAGGAAATGCTCAAGGGCCTTGAGCTCAAGCGCGACATCGAGACCATCCTGGTCGGCACCAACCAGGCCAAGGTCACCGGCAACGCCACCACGCCGCGCCAGACCGCCTCGATCCTGTCGTGGATCGCCTCCAACACCTCGAAGGGCACCGTCGGCTCGCCGGCCGATCCCACGCCGATCGACGGCACCGGCAGCCGGACCGACGGTACCCCAATCGCGTTCACCGAAGCTCGGCTGAAAAGCGTGCTGTCCTCGATCTGGACCAATGGCGGCAAGCCCGGCACCATCATGACCGGCGCCTTCAACAAGCAGGTGTTCTCGACCTTCACGGGGCGGGCCACCGCGATCGAGGAGGCCAAGTCGAAAAAGATCGTGGCCTCGGTCGATGCCTACGAGTCCGATTTCGGCAAGCTCAAGGTGGTGGCCAACCGCTTCCAGCGTCCGCGCGACGTGCTGGTGCTGGAAATGGACAAATGGGCGGTGGCCTATCTCAACGGCCGCAACATGATCTCGATCCCGCTGGCCAAGACCGGCGACAGCGACCGGCGCCAGATCCTCGCGGAATACACCCTGGTCGCCCGCAACGAAAAGTCCAGCGGCGGCGTGTTCGACAACACCGCGGCCTGAAGACCCGCTTCGTCATTTCGCAGCAGGGAGCAACGGCGCGGCCGGGAATCTCGTGATTCCGGGCCTCGCCGTTGCGACCATCGCGGAATGACGCGGCCCACCAGCAAAAGCCATTTCCGGAGATATTCAGATGCCCTTGCCCGGCAACCACACGCTCAATACCGTCGACCTCACGGCCTACACGCCATCCTGCGGCGCCGCGCCTGTCGCTGCCTATATCCGCGTCCCTTTCCGCTGCCGCCTGTTGAAAGCGACCGGCATTCTCGGCGGCGTCCTGACGACGTCGGACGGCACCGTCACGGCATCGGTCAACGCAAATACACTCGCCAGCTTCGCGGTGCCGCAGTCCGGCTCGACCGCCGGCCAGTTATTCTCCGCCATTCCGCCGTCGCCGACCTACCTCAACGAGGATGACGTGATCATGCTCTCGCCGTCGGGTGCGGGCGGCGCGGCGATCCCGATGCATTTCTCCGTCGCCGTGAGGGCCGCATAAGATGTCGTTCTTTCCCAAGCATCCGTCGTCGCGCCCAGGTGCCACGCAGACGATCGCGTTCGACGCCAGCGCGGCGATCGCAAATTCATTCGGATCCGAGACCTACCAGCTCCGGCTGGTGGCCAATGCAGCCTGTTGCTACCGGATCGGCGACGGTGCGCAGACCGCGACCGTGGCCGATGTGTTCCTTCCGGCCAACGTCATCGACTATGCCATTGTCAGTCCGGGCCAGAGCATCGCCGCCATCAAGGCCGCGAGCAATGGCCTGGTCACGGCGACGGCCGGGACGTTGTGGATCACGGAGATGTCGTGATGGGCAACGTTCTGATCCGGCCGCATCTCGACGGTAACGGCCGGGATCTTGCGATCGAGCACTTCCAGGACGTCGAGCCGATCCTGGAGTGGAATCGTCACGCGCGCTGCGAGGAGCAGCGCAGCGATTGGGGACGCCATGTCGCGCGGATTCCCAACGTCGTCTACGTCGGATGGCTCGACGAAGAGCGCGCCAGGGGCAACACCTCCTTGCGAATGTTTACGCCGGAGTTCGATCTGATCGTGCAGAAGAAACTCAGCGATCCGCAATGGGCCTATCTGCGGACCGATAGGCCCGGATTGCAATCCGGCTGGTCAGCGGGGCCATCGTGACACAGATCGTCGACTATGCATCGCTACAGACGGCGGTGACGGAATATCTCGCCAGGGATCAGGACAGCGTCCTGATCGCGCGGATCCCGGCCTTCATCCAGCTCGCCGAGGCAAAATTCAACCGGCAGTTATTCGTGCGCCAGATGGAGCAGCGCGCGAGCGCGCTGGTCGATACCGCATCGAGCGAGCCGGAATTCATTTCGCTTCCGGCGGATTTCCAGTCGATGCGCCGGGTTCGGCTGTCGAGCGTGACCGGAAAACCCTGTCTGGAATTCAAGTCCGGCACGCAGATGGACGAATATCGGTTTTGCACCCAGGATGTCGCTACCCAGCCACGTTACTTCACATTGTTCGGGAACGAAATCGAATTGGCGCCGACGCCGGACGCCGCTTACACCATCGAGATGGTCTATCGTCAGAGCATTCCGCCGCTCGCCTTGAACACCAGCAACTGGCTGCTGACGCTGGCGCCCGATCTCTATCTCTACGGCGCGCTGCTGGAATCGGCGCCTTACATCAAGGAAGACAGCCGGATCCAGACCTGGGGTCTTGGTCTCAACGCGGCGCTCGGCGATCTCAACAATCTCGGCCTCACATCGGCGTTCAACGCCGGGCCGCTGACCGTTCGCGTCTCCGGACAGGTGATTTAAACAAGCGATTCCTCGGTCGACAGAGGGCGACCACGAGGGTCGCCCCTACAGAGAACGATATGTGTAGGGGCGCCCCTTGTGGGCGCCCTGCACGACCAAAACAAGATCGCAAAATCGCCAAACTAGGAACCAACCGATGGCATCCTTCAACAAATTCAATT